AGATTGCGTATGAGGGTAACCTTGACATGTGGGTTGGAGGTAACTTTAACCTAGACGTGGGTGGTAACCAGAACATCAAGATCAAGGGTAATAAGACTGAAAAGGTTGCCAAGGATCATAGACACACCACATCCGGTAACTCAGAGTACACGACTAAAAAGAATTCCAAGATCGCCACGATGGGTATCGCAACCGATGCGGTTCTGGGTGATCTGCGTAAGACCATCACAAAAGGTAAACATGAAATCTCCGCAGAGGGGCCATTAGATGTGGTGTCCGATGCGACACTCCTTCTGTCTGGTAAAGACGAAGCGGTCATGGTATCTAAGGCATGTAACATCTCAGGTACAACGGTATCTGCGCTTGGTATCAAAGGAACATTTGGTGGTCAGTTCGTAGACTTTGTAGGTAAATCCTACTCAGGGCCACTTGGCCCGCAACCCGCATCCGGTGCATGTTTCTATGGATCGCTTATCGGTACTTCCCTGTTCTCCGTGGCGTCACAGTTTGCGGGAGAATCTCTACGTGCGGGAAGTGCAGGATCATTGGGTGCGCCTGGTTGGGGCCCACCTGTTGTACCGCCACCTATTCCAGTTCCGCCGTCTGGGCCGCCGCCCCTTGCACCTCTAGTCGGACTCCACCTTGCGGGTGGTGCGTATGCTATCCGTACCGTTACCATTGACGCTGGTGGTATACTCAAGTCTAAGATTCTCAAGTCGGAGTCTTATGGTGGTGTCTTTGACGATGGCGAACCTAGTACACAGGAGGCCAGAAGTGCAATGCGAGATGGGACAAATAAAGATGCGATATCTTCTGCTCTTGCGATAGATGGTGTCATTAGTGCGGGTTTCGGTGATGTCATTCCGCCTGCTATTGGAAGGACTGCCGGTAAGGGTAGAACAACTCAATTTGGCGTCACACCTTTGGGTAACACCAATAAAGGTGCTGGTAAACAGTTCACGGTAACTAAACTTGAAGAAGAAGTTGAACAGGTATTGTCGTCTTCTCCATTGGATTCTGATCAATGATATACTTAGCAGACCCCGTTTATAATCCGGATCAACACGATCCTAATACAATTACTTCGCAGATCAAACTTGCGAAGGGTGTTTCTATTTCCACCTTCTTGGGTTATGGTGCGGCAACTCTTGGACATATCGGTAGTGCCACACAACGTGCACAGATAGCACGTAACCTATTACTCCATGCGGACATTCTCAACATGGTCAATGGTGATACAGATTTCTTCCGTGATGTCAAGTTAAAGGTATCTGAAGGACTATATGAAGCAGGGCCAACGGAGACAATCGCTGGAGACAATCTACTCAAGTCAGATGGTAGGATGGTCGGGTATCAGGTAATCAACGGATTCGGTAGACTTGATCTAGAAAGAACATTTGATGTGGCAGTTTACATTAAGGATAATGCGAGGTTCAAACGTCTGGTCTTGGACTACGACACCTACAATCCCGATGGTTCCTTGACATCCACCATTCTAGTAGAGTTTCCTACTGTACCATCAACCTATGACTTGACATTCAAACAAGACATTGAGACTCAGTACAATGGGGTCTTATTTTCTAAGAATGAATTGGTCGAAGTGTTGCCAAAATAGTATAAATAGAACTAGTATAACACAAGAGTAATACGATGGCAATCAAACGTGCACTGTCAAGAGAAGATAAGAATTTAGATACCATTACGTTCGCTACTACACGGAACCGAAGGAATCTAGATATCGACTTATCTTTTGCTCCCAAACCTACTACGGGAGACATCTATAAGAAAACTGAGGCGGCCGCAGTGAAGCAGGCTGTCCGTAATCTTCTCACAACTGGCCCTTTTGAAAAACCGTTTCAACCTAGTTACGGGGCGGGATTGTATAGTTATTTGTTTGAGTTGGATACTCTTTATGATGACACTGGTATCATCAACAACGTGAAGGAAGCCATTAAAGTCTATGAACCAAGAGTTGATTATAAGACCCTCAGTGTGAAACCAAGTATTCTTCCGGATCAAAATACTCTGCAAATAGACATCATCTTTAAAGTAATAAATTCCGGCGAGACCGTAGAACTCACCACTCAATTAAATAGGTTAAGGTAATGGCGACAACTATTAAATCGTCCGCTCTGGACTTCGCAGCTATCAAGAACAACCTGAAGGCGTTCTTTCAAGAGAAGGAAGAGTTCAAAGATTATAACTTCGAAGCAGCCGGTTTGTCTAACCTGTTAGACGTGTTGGCATACAACACTCACTTGAATGGTCTGACTGCGAACTTCGCACTGAACGAGTCGTTCTTGTCTACCGCACAATTGCGTAGTTCTTTGGTGCAACTATCAGAAGCGATTGGATACATCCCCAAGTCGAAGACTGCATCCGAAGCCATCATCAAACTTGCAATGAATCTATCTAACGTAACAGGTCGTGAGAGTACAATCACCCTCGCAACAGGATACGTTTTTACGACCAAAGTAGATACTAGAACTTATACGTTTCAGACCAACGAAACTCTGATTGCAACAGATGATGGTGCGGGGTATTATCAGTTCAAGACTCTGGACGGCAACGACAAGATTTCTATTTTCGAAGGTCGAAAGAGAGTCAAGACCTTTATTGCTGGAGACAATGATGAGAATGCGGTGTACATCATTCCCGATGTCAACATAGACATCGACACAGCAATCGTCAAGGTCTACGAGAATACAAGTACAACCAAATTTGTCACCTATACGAATATCGCTAAGGCTACAACAATTAGTGAACAGTCAACTCTGTATATCCTCAAAGAGATGCCTAACGGATACTTTGAATTGAGTTTCGGTAACGGAACTACTCTAGGAAAAACTCCTCCGCCTGGTGGTAAGATTGTTGTAGAATATCTTGCAGTTAATGGTGATGCTGCAGATGGTGCATTGACTTTTGAACCCGCCACTACAATCAAGATAACTCAGACTGTCAATAGAACTCCGGTGGTATCTACCTATTCCAAGTCTGTGGGTGGGGGAGAAAAAGAAACCGTTGAGTCTATGCGAAAGAACGCACCGTATCAGTATGCATCTCAGAATAGGATGGTAACGTTTGCGGACTATAATGCGCTTATCCTGCGTAACTTCGCTTCGCTTATTAAGGACATTTCTAGTTGGGGTGGAGAAGACAATCTCAAACCCGAATTCGGTGTGGTCTTCACTTCAATCGAATTCAACGATGATGTATCAGAGAATAGAAAGGAAGTTACCAAAACTTCTATTGTCGATCTTGCAGCGCAACTTGCCGTAGCTACTTTCGATGTTAAGTTTACCGATCCTGTCAAGACATGGATCGAAACAGAGGTCTTCTTTAGATTTAATCCTGCACTAACGACTCTCTCCTTGAATACCATTCAGGAGAATGTGCGTAATACAGTGCAGAGATATTTCACAGAGAACACAGGAAGATTTGGACAGGCATTCCGTAGATCAAACATGTTGACCTTGGTGGATGAAGTGAGTCCTGCAGTCCTGTCTTCTCGTGCGGAAGTAAAGATGCAACAGAGATTCTATCCATCCTTGTTAGTGGAACAAGATCATAATTTCAAATATCCTACTCCGATTGCGACACCGGACGATGTGTTCTATCGAATTTCAACGTCAACGTTTGTATACAAGAATCAAAACTGTCAGGTAAGAAACTTACTCAATTCAACTAAACTTCAGGTCATCAACCTAACGACTAATAGAGCAATTGTGGACAACGTGGGTTCCTACAACCCGCAAACAGGTGACGTAAATATTGTTGGACTTCAGGTTGATCAGATCGTGGGTGGTACAAACTTTATCAAACTGGCCGTGGTTCCTGCGAATCAATCTGCTATCGTTCCTCAGAGAGAGTATATCTTAAACTTTGATAATGCAAGGTCGGTTGCACGTGCTGTTATTACGGAGGCTGACAACTAATGTTTACCACTCATAAAAATTTACTCGACTCAGGATACTGTAATTATCTTATGGAACTCCTGAACAAACAAAAAGAGCCTGTAGAGTGGGATGACGGTGTTGTCCTCACTAGACTGTATGATCATGTACAGGATCACGAAGGTATTAAGATTTTACATCAAAAAATGGCGATATTTGGTGTGGAAAACTTTGGTTCTGCATACTACGTTCAGAACATGGAGGTTGTAAAGCGCACCGATGTTGGAATGATAATGCACAAGGATACTATAGAACACGATCATGCCTTGGTGTGTTTCTTGAATGATGATTACGATGGTGGCCAGGCTATTGTCGAAGAAGATTATATCGAACCTGAAATCGGAAAGGCGGTTGTGGTTCAGGGAAACAGAGTAAAACATGGTGTCGCTCCTACTACAGGAAGCAGATACGTATTTCTTTGTTGGTGGTCTAGAAGATGAGTCACACCGTAAGAGATAGAACTCTTATTGATATTGGGAGACGTGAACCCAATATAAGAGAGTACACGATTGAGGACGCACTCTCACAACACATCGTTGAGAGTTACCCCAAGTTCGTGTCCTTTCTCAAGGAATATTATGAGTTTGAAGAAAGTGTTGAGTCTCCGTCTCACCTGATTCAAGAGTTGTTCTACACGAGAGACATCACACAGACAGACCTTAAGTTGTTGTCCTTCATTGAGGACGAACTCCTATTGGGCGAGTCATACTTTGAAGGGTTTCAGGACAAGAGAGCTGCGGCGAAATATTCAAGTACTCTGTATAGATCGAAGGGTACGAAGTATTCTATCCAACAGTTCTTTCGAACGTTTTTTAACATTGACCCTGATGTAGTCTATACTAAGAAACAGATTTTCAATGTCGGAGAATCGCAGATCGGTGCAGAGTCCCAGAGATATCTAACCGACGATAAACTGTATCAACAATATGCAATCCTAATCAAGAGTGAACTGTCGGTATCGCAGTGGAGAAAACCTTACAAGTTGTTCGTACACCCCGCTGGTATGTACTTGGGTGCAGAGGTTCAACTAGTAAGTCAATTTGACCTCAACATTCAAGATCAACCACCGCCCGGTCTCAAAGACATTCCTGAGTTTGAGATTGAGGGTTTTGCAACACTTCAGCCCAGAGCGATCACAAGTGCTACTGGTCTGTTTAATTTCAACGCACCGGACGGAACAATGCAATTGTTTAGAGCAAATCTTGGTTCGGAAGCAACATATCCGAACCCAGGCGGTAACGATATTATTGACGTACAGAACAAGACTGTTGGTGAACTTGCTGGTCTGTACTCATCCTTGGGTGAATACCTTGAGGCTGATGCACCTACGTTCGACGAAGATTCGGATCGTCAAGGATCGTCTATGGACTTCTCTTCTACAGAGACCATCGATCAAGACAAGTTCGATTGGGTGGATTCCGATGGAATCAGTAACCTTGATGAACTGCTTGATTCCGACTATAACAAGAACATTGACAACACATACATACCTTAAACTGGTATAAATAGAACTATAGTTTTTAGGACAAACTACAATGACAAGACAGGTAATCAATAGAGGAACAACCGCAAATGACGGAACGGGTGACACCCTCCGTGCGGCAGCCCTCAAGATAGAACAGAACTTCCAAGAAATCTATTCGAAACTTGGTGGGGATAGTACTGTCCTTATGCCTCTCGTTTCTTTTGATAGTGATCACATCATCTTCAATAGTTCGACAGGTAATATCAAGTTGGGTAAAGACGTACCCACGGCAGATCAAATTATCCTTCTTCCTGATTTCACGGGAGAGGTTACTGTTGACTCTGCAACGCAGACGATTGCAAACAAAACTGTCTTGACATCTACTCTTGTCAATCCGTTCCTCATGGATTCGGAGAATGCCCTATACAAGTACCAGTTTGTTGGTGACAATGCGATTGCCGCTAATAGGTTGATCAACCTTCCTCTCCTTACCGGAGATGATGAGTTTACCTTCAACGATCACACTCAGACGTTGAACAATAAGACACTCAACACACCTCTGTTGAACAACCCTAAGATTGGTACTGAAATTCTAGACAGTGCAAGTAATGAGATCATTGAACTGACAACACCCGCCGGTGCGGTTAACCACTTTGGTATGGAGACCGCAACGAACGGAAATACTCCGGTTCTTTCAGCCGAAGGTGTAAACACAAACATCGATCTTGGTCTGAAAGCGAAAGGTACGGGTGGTGTAGAGATTCAAAGTAGACTGAAGTTGTCTTATCAGATCATGACATCTAACGGTGCGGTTGATGTGGGTGTACCTCTCACATTCTTTAACGCTGGTGGTGCCTTGACCATAACCATGCCAGACGGTGCTGAAAGAGGTGAGATCAAGTATCTGGTTAACCAGAACAGTGGTACTGCAACAATCACACCTTCAAACTTGCAGAACTTTAACACAATCACACTACCAGTAAACCACTCATGTACTCTCGTTTGGGATACCGCTGAATGGATCGTAATAAATACAGGTATCGATTCCGCCGGTGCAATATTAAGTTAATTAGGACGAAAAAATGGCAGCCATAGTTTTTGACAGACAACGAAAGAATTCTATCAGAGAGATTCTTACCGATATCAAGGATTCGGACAACTTTTATTATGCAGCAATTGGACGTTCCGAAGACTGGAACGATTCTGACGTTGCTCCTAATCCCGAAAACTCATTGCGTGATGCGAGACTTGCCCGTCTTGCTATTCAATCGGTAAAGAATATTACTGACCAGACGTTTGTGGTTCCTCGTTATAACTGGACATCCGGTGCGGTCTATTCTGCTTATGATGACGATCAGCAAGGATATCCTACGAACGCATACTACGTGATGAACTCAAACCAACAGATTTATATGTGTCTACAACAGGGTAAAACAAACGCTAACCCTCCTCAAGTAGTCGCATCTACGGTACAACCCACAGGACAAACAACTGGTACACCTTTCCGAACGGCTGACGGATACATGTGGAAGTTCCTGTACTCTATCGGTGCATTGAAAGCGTCAAAGTTCATCTCAACTGCGTATATCCCCGTTGCGAAGATGCAAGACAGTGCAAATGCTACTCTTCTTTTGGATGAAGTTGGTGTTGACTCCGACTCTCCCGCAGAAGACGTGGAACAACAGTTGGTTCAACAGAACGCTAAGCCAGGACAGGTGTTGGGATATGTAGTTACTAATAACGGATCAGGATATACATCTGCTCCCACACTGACTATTGTTGGTGATGGTAACGGGAAGGCAAAGGCGGTTGCGACTGTGGTTGGTGGTCAGATCACTAAGGTTACCGTAAAAGATAGTTCCGATGGTT